GGATGGCATCGAGGCCAGTGACCCCAACCGACTCGTCGGCAACCAATGGAACTGGTCGATTCGTTCCACTAGATTCCACCAACTCACCGCAGTCTGTCGTGAACTCATGCGACTCGGTGTCGAGGTCTACTGGGAGACGCACCTCAAACCCGAGGTGTTCCGCAACGAGCAGACGGGTGCATGGAAACCCGACTGGGAGAAGAACACTGACGCAAACCTCAAGCAGATTCTATGGTGTCGTCGCGAGGATGTGCTCGATGACGACGGCCACAAGACGGGCAAGACGGAGTACACCGTCGAGTTCTGGAAGGAGAACACCAACATCGCATTACAGGGCCAGAAGCGGGTCATCGCCATCACACGGAAGGGTGGCGACCCCGAGTGGTATGGCCTCAAGGAACTAGAGGAGGGATTATTGTGACTAAGTGTGAACTGAATAGAATTGAACTGGCGAACTTCCTGTCATCGTTCGGGCCGGGCATAGATGACCTGCGCCTCGATGTCAAGGAGAACTATCTGGTTGGGGGTGTGGCTGCGCCCACCCACTTCCTGACGAAGAAGATAAGCGTGACTCAGATTGAGGGTGGTGGGTTCGTCATCGCTGACCTGTCAAAGGTGTCGGCGTTCCTCCGGGCTTGCTCCGGGGAGACTGTCGAACTACACCAACAGGAGCGTGACGGGTCGGCGCAGAGCCTACGCATATCGTGTGGGAAGAGCGTCGTGAACCTACCACCGACGAAGGATGTGAAGTCATCCAAGTCGCTGCCCACTGCCAAGAAGTTGGTGGATGATGCTGTCGCAACCAATTGGGAGAAGTGGGTGGACAAAGACCTATGTTGCAATGCAATTGTTAAAGTTGATGACATATTTGCAGTGTCATCTCTTGGTAAGGTAGTAGGTGCAGACAAACCATATCATCTATCATTTGTTGCAGACAAAAAAGAAATGATTATTCATACTGGTAGTGGTGTGACTGGTCAAATGTTCCATACAGTCACAATAGACCCCGTTCTTAAACCAATAGGTAGTGAACTTGAAATTAATTCAGAAGATAAAGTCTATAAAACATCATTCGGACCTTGGTTTCCTGATGTAGTATCATGTTTGCCTTCTGGTAAGGCTCAGGTCTACACTGGTGACGGCACCGTGTTGATATTCAATCACCAAGAGAAGCACTGCTTGTTGGTGGTCATCGACCAAGACCTCGCTCAGGAGTGAGGTGACGGCATGAGTAGTAAGCCACTGTATCTTTGTTATGCTACGGGTTGCTGCACGATTATGAGCAACACATCTGAAACAATCAGCGAACACTTCATGCGAGCGCATGGATGGACTGCACAAGAGTGTCAAGAGTATTTCAGTGACGAGGTGGATGACTGATGCTAGTCGAACAGGTCTATCCACATGGTTCCAACCGAGCATCCATCTACACACGCTATCGTGACAACGATGGCAACCTCATCGAGGAGACGGATGACTCGTTTGAACCATACTTCTGGATGTCCACCGACGAGCCCGCCGATGGCATATCCAACATGAATAACGCATTCCCTAAGACGCGCATCGACTGGCATGACCTCGCCTACGGGATTGACGGCGTGGAACTGGTGCGTGTCGTGGCATGGACCCCGAGTGATGTACCAGACATGCGCAAGTGGTTGGGTGACACCTACGAGGCTGATGTTCGATACCCCGACCGATGGTTGATAGACAATGTGCCGACCATGCCGAAGTGGGAACCTCGTAAGTGTTGGTTCGACATCGAGTGGAATCCTGATGACAGCAACGACTTCACCCAGTGTTGGGCCGCGCTTGACTCGTTCACTGGCGAGGGTGTCTGCTTCGGGTGGCGTGATGGTCAGCAGGAGTATGAGGTTGACTACCGTGACGGATATGTGTCACACATCTATTGTAGTGAGGAGGCCGTCCACGAGGCGGTCATCCAATACATCGAGGAGAAGGACTTCGACATTCTCATAGCCCACGCAGCGATGTGGGCTGACATTCCCCATATGACCCGCCGGTTCAAGAACTACAAGCGGCTGTCGCCTGTGCAGTCAGTGAGCCGTCTGCGCCCCAACTACGACTCATACAGATACACCGACCAACCAATCAAGGGGAGGTGGGTATTGGACACGGCAGCACCCGGCACCAAAGGCACTGGCATAGAACGGGTGTGGATGGATAGCGGCAACGGGCAACTACCCTCACGCAAGTTGAACGACATTGGGTTGTTGTTCGGGTTGGGTGAGAAGGATGATGTTGACCTGTTCAACGACTGGAATGAGAACTATGACCGACTCACCGACTACTGCTTCCGAGATGTCAAGTTGCTACAGGCTTGTGACGAGTTCGTGCGGTGCTCCGACTTCTTCATCAACATGGTTCGGTTCTGTGGTGTCACCCTGTCATCCACCTACAATGTGGGGCAGTTCGCACGAGGTCTGGTGAGCCGTAGAACCAAACTCAAGTTCCCCACTCGCAACCCATCCCGCCGCCGTGAGCGGGGGAGTCTCAAGGGTGCGACCGTGATGGAACCCACACCCGGTCTGCATGAGTCGGTTCTCGTAGCAGACTTCAAGGGTCTGTACCCCTCAATCATGCTAGGCAACCGACTCTGTTGGACGACCCGTAGGGATGAACCGAGCGACACCACACTCACGATGACCAATGGGACGCACTGGGAACAGTCTGGGGAGGCCATCCTTCCATCCATCGTAGAGCATCTGTTTGAGGAGCGACAGAAGTTCAAGGACGCGGGAGAGCATGGTCTGGAGAAGGCAGTCAAACGGGTGATGGCGTCACTGTACGGACTCACCGCCGAGACGAAGGGGCATGGCATGGCTGACCCCATCCTTGCCGACACCATCCTCACTGAGGGGCGTAGTGCAATCGACAACATGGCTGAATATGCGTACAGCATGGGTCATGAGGTCCTGTATGGTCACACCGACAGTTGCTTCATCAAGTGTCCATTCGACCAGATTGACACGGTGACGAAGGTTCTAACCTCGGTCATCCAACAGGAGACTGGCAACCTGTCCCTCATCGCGGAGCCGGAGGCATGGATGCCATACTGGTTCTGTGGTGATGTCAAGAACAGGTATGCCGGCATTATCCAATGGCCCGACAAGGATGCTGGTCGCCTCAAGGTGTCAGGATTTGAGATGAAGCACAGCAGCACCGCCCCGTTGTCTGCCAAGATGCAGCGAGAGGTGCTGACCATGCTCAGCAGTGGTGCATCCGAGTCCGACATCGGTGAGGTCGTATCGAAGTACTGCTTGGGCATACGCCGGAGTGACTATCCGATTGAGGACCTGTCATACCGCACTCGTCTGCGAAAGCAGATTGAACCTAATGAGACTACTCCACACCGACCCGACAAGCACTACCCGAAGATTGCGGGCGGGTATGCGAAGGCCGCACGATACTACAACTGGCACCTCGTCACCGATGAACCGTTCAAGACGGGCGAGAGTGTGTACTGGACATACATCACGGACACTCCCGATGGATACCCGCAGACGAATGTGATTGCCTTTAGGGATGCCGGTGAATTGGAAGGATTCGTGTTCGATACCGAGATGATAATAACCAAGATGCTCCGTGATAAGTTGCGGCTCGTGTATGATGTACTCGACTGGGATTTGAAGGCAGTAACTGACGAGTTCAAACCGAAGGGGTACTGGTGATTACTATGGCTGAAAAAGGAAAAGTACTAAACGAGACACCCTATGGAAAGATACCCACAGGGAACCCGAACAAGAATGCGTGTGACGCATGGCAGCGAGCCGACTGTCTGGAGGCACGACTGCAGAATGAACCCGAGTCGTTGTTGATTCCGGGTCGAACCGACATACTCCAGTGTCCAGTATGTGGACACAAGATAGAACTGGAAGTGAATAAAAATGAGTAAATGGATATGGAATAGGTTTATGGGTAAGCCCAAGGATGATGTGAAGAGAGGTGAACCATGCTGCGTGTGTGGTCTCCCCAAGATGAGACAGACGACTCTGGAGGAGTTCGGATTCGAGTTCCCCGAGGATGGTCAGACGAAGTTGACTGACTTCTATGAACTGTTTGAACCGGCACCCGTCACGACCGAGAGCATCGGTCTGCATGGGCAGCCACGCCAACACAGGGGGTCACTGTGATGTTCGGAGAAGTCACGATTCAATATCAAGTTGGGAAGGAGATGGAGGAGGCCACAGGGATAGCCATACCATGCGACGGGCCGTTCCGTGAGTACTGGGTGTTGGAGTCCGGTGGGAGGCACCTGTGCATCCACCGTATGTCAATCATCAGCATCGTTTGTGATGTTCCATCTGCGTTCATCATACCTAGTGACGCCATCCTGCGTAGCAGGGAGATGTCCGACATCATGTTTGAGCAAGACTACCAGCAGATGCAGCAGAAGAACAGCGAGGAGGTGAACTACTCATGAGTGAAGTGGAAGATGAAGTATGCGAATTGATACAGGCGAGGGCGAAAGTCGGCAAGGCCAAGTATGGCGTGTCGATGGAGCGCGGAGACCTCACGCACGACGAGTGGTTGGAGCATCTGCAAAATGAGATGCTCGATGCGGTGGTCTACATTCAGCGACTACGCACACGAGAGCAGACGCTTGAGGCGAAGTTGCGAAAAATGATACAAACATATAGGGCCGCAGCAGACCGCGCAGGCACAGCACAATTCGCCGCAGGATATGTCGGTATCGTGAATGAACTGACGGAATTACTCGATGGGGTGAGCGAATGAGTATATCAGATGAAGTAAAGAGATTGGAAGAAGAGAATGCGGAACTCCGCAAGACGAACGAGGACCTGAAGTTGGTTCGGGATGCCCTGCGCAACCTGTTGGACTTGGTGGAGGGTCTGTTGGGTGACACCCCACAACTGGATGATGTGGGGGAGGCAGACAGGCTGCTGCCGAAGAAGAAGGCGCTTGAGCAACCTCAGTACACCGTGACTGAGGTTGGTGGTGACGAGCAACAGCCCGCCATCTACAGGGTGGGACCGGGAGAGGGTATTGATGGGTGAACTGAACAAGCAGTCCACCTACACATGGACACCCGACTCCGACAAGATGATTCGGGTCAGCAAGTCCACGCTCGGCACCTACAGTGATTGGTGTCCACAGCAGTTGTGGCTGTCCAAGGTATGCCCACGAGTTGAGAAGGTGGAGGACTACCTTATCATCGGTTCCAATGTGCATGACCGCATCGAGCAGTTCTACATCAATTGTCAAGATGAGTGGGGCGCGTCGCTCGCAGAGGGCGCGGACATACAATCCATCGAGGGGCTGTTCTTCCATGCATGGTTAGCGGCTCGTGATGGGAACGACAAGGTGGCATTGGAACGGCTGTCACAGTTCATGCCCGCCGCCGAGGGTGACTACAAGGAACGGGAACACGACCTGCAACAGTGGATGCTGAAGCATGATGTCCTCCGTCTCAAGCACTGTGAAAAGCCCGAGGACTTCCTGCCGGTCGGCAACGAACTGGACCTCGATGCAATCGTGGATGTTGATGTGCCGGGTCATGGTATGGTGAAGGTTCACCTAAGGGGAATCATCGACCGCATCTTCAAGACCGATGACGGGATTGCCCTGTTGGAACTCAAGACTGGTAAGTGGAACACCTACAAGGCCAGTCAGATGAGGGGGGAGATGGCGTACTACGCATACCTCCTTGATGAATCCGACTCCGACCTAGGACCCGTCACCCACTGGGGTTGGCGGTTCCCGAAGGCTGACCATTGGGACTACGACCCTGCGAAGAAGGTGAGCATCACCGCCATGAAGAAGCGACTGGCACGATTGGTGAAGTCATACCTTGAACAGGACTTCCCGGTGGTCAGCGACAAGCAGTCATTCAAGTGCGGGTACTGTGACCTCATGTCCTTCTGCCCCAAGTGGACGGTGTATGAGAACCCCATTGAGGTCGCCAATGGTGCCGAGCCAATCTACAAGGAGGGCTCCAATGACACCTGAGAGCACCACACCGTTCACGGTGGCTGTGGAATGGATGTTGCAGCGCCGCGCTCTCAACGCAGAGATTATAGTACGCATGGGGAAAGCGAAGAAGGCCCGAGGGTTTGATGCATTGCACAACGACCACACAATTCGATTCACCCTTGATGAGAACTATGTCGGTGACCCGAAGGAGGCATTGGACATGATAGAGAAGTTGGTGGAGTGGGTAGACAAATGGAATCAGGTCGAAGTAGCAAAGCGGTACTGAGGTTCGACTTCCCTCGGGAGGTCACGCTGTATCGCCGCATCGTTCACACCAAGGCCGACTTTGAACGGTGGTGGAGTTCACTCGACAACGCCTCGGACGCGTACACGACGGTCTATGGGTTCCGTCAACTCAAGGAGCCGAACTTTCGTCGTGGTGACTACCACACGGCAATAGTACCCCACTTCGTCCTCGACTTCGACTGCAAGGTGTTGGTGGGTGGCGACCGCCATGATGTCCCACCGGAGGTTCCGTTGGGTGAGGTGCGTCGTCTGCACCAAAAACTGGTTGATGACGACACTCTTCATGCCATCTGGTTCAGCGGCGGTGGCTTCCATGTGTGGGTCAAGTTGGCAGAGGACCACCTCCCCAGTCATGGTATGGAGTGTTCAATCCTCAAGGGTGCGGGGCGCAACCTCGTGCGCCAGTGGGCCAACGAACTGCACCTCAACTGCATCGACCCCACCGTGACCTTCGACCTCGCATCCCTCATCCGTGTCCCGAACTCATACAATGTCAAGCGCGAGCGATGGAGCATCCCGCTACGCAGTGAGGAACTGTTGGAGTGGGAGTGGGAGCGCATACGGGATGAGGCCACCCACCCACGCAAGGGGCAGTTCTCATATGGTTCCAAGGGGTTGCACATCGACACCACCCAACTACGCCAGACCCATCTGGAGGGGATGCTCAACGACACCGCAGAAGTTCCGGCAATCTCGATGGGCAATGTCGCCATCCTCCCATGCCTACAGGCAGCATCCTGTCGTGAAGGCAGTAATCCGACTCACGATGCACGATTCCACCTTGCATCATACCTCGCAGCAAGGCTGCGACACTTCCGCCCACCCCAGACCATGAACGGACAGGTGCCAGAGCATATCGACCAGATTGTGGAGTTCATTCGCAGTCTGAAGTGGGTGGACTTCAATGAGGGCATCACTCGTGAGCGTGTGACCCACATAGTGGAGGGGCCATATCGACACACTCCCTGTTGGAGCCTGTTCAACAGGGGATACTGTGTGGGCAAGTGCCACCTGTGGGACGGGTCAGGAACCATCCCCGATTCAAATACCTTTCAAACCCCATCAAAGGAGAGATGAATGAAATGAACGAAGAGACGACATGTGACATACGAGTGGGCCACGCGATAGAACTACTGCGTGGCATACCAGACGGAACGATAGACCTAGTGGTGACCTCACCCCCCTACTGGGGGTTGCGTGACTACAAGACCGACCCGGTGGTGTTCGGTGGCGACCGCGCCTGCTCGCATGAATGGAAAAATCCTGATTCAGACCACGCGGCTGTGTGTGATTGCGGTGCATGGAAAGGGCAACTTGGATTGGAGCAAACACCAGAGGAGTTCATCGACCATCTTGTTGAGATATTCGATGAATGCAACCGGGTGCTGAAGCCCACCGGCAACCTGTGGGTGAACCTCGGTGACTCGTACATGAGGAAGGGGTCATACACCCCCCCGGAGAACTACGGGTTGCAGAAGCACCGTGACGAGGCCAACCACTTCCGACCCACCACGATACCACCGGGCTACAAGGAGAAGGATTTGGTGGGCATCCCTTGGACATTCGCATTCGCAGCACGACGAGCCGGTTGGTATCTGCGCAACGACATCGTGTGGGCCAAGTCAATCAGCGGGCCACACTACAGGGGTGGGGTCTGTATGCCCGAGCCTGTGCGTGACAGATGCACACGGAGCCACGAGTTCTTCTTCCACCTCACCAAGGAGTCCCGATACTACTACGACATAGAGGCGACGGTCGAACCGTTGGTCGATGCCACCATTGAGGATGGCCGACCGGAGCGAGGCACACGAGGTACGACAGATGAATATGGCAGAGCCATTGATGGTAATTGTGGTTTCGACACCAGTCTTGGTCGTAACATGAGGACCGTGTGGCACTTCAACCCACAGCCATTCCCCGGCGCGCACTTCGCTGTGTTCCCGAAGCATCTCATTGAACCCATCGTCAAGGCATCCACTAGTGAACATGGGTGCTGTGGTAAGTGCGGTGCGCCTTGGAGTCGCATCACTAAGAAGATGTGGCGCAACCCGAGCGACCGTGAACAAGCACCCCAGAGCGAACACGCCGAGGATGAGACTGGATGGACTCAACAAGGGAAGCAGAGGGCCATTAACGATGGTGACTTTCCAACGGGTGTCTACCATGAGACGACTGGGTGGCAACCCACCTGTGAGTGTCATGGGAAGTTCATCAGGGAGGAGGTCATCATCCCACCACGAGGCAGCGAGGGTGTGGACTGGCGGGCAGCAGCCGAGGCTCGTGACGGCATCATCGACCGGGGTGCCGCGGGCAACACAGGTCTGGAT